TAAAACTTCAATTCGTCGTTAATACTAAAATCATTTCATGGCAGATAATGCTAATCAGCGTCAAGGTCGCGGTAGGGGCTATCGCGGCAGGGGTTGGAATAACCAACCCCGTGGTGCTTCTGTCCCCGAGCAGGTTCAAGCGTTTCTACACGCAAATTATCCTCAATTGCAGGGGGTCCTACAACCCCCTCCTCTCCCCCAGCCGCCAAAGGCTGGGCCGAAGGCGCCGCCCCCAGCGGCCCCTAAGGCCCCGCCCCCGGTCGCTCCCGCTCCAGCAGTAATAGCTGAAGTAGAGGAAAATGAAGCGCCGTTGGTCAATCCCGCGGAAGCGCAACCTGCCCCAGGACAGAGAATAGCTCAAAATGAGCAACGGGCGAAAAAGCCCGTAGTCCCCTTTATGCAACGAGTTAAAGAATTTTCAGTCATTGTAGACAAGAAGGAGACCTCCTTGATCGCTCGATTCGAGAAACTTGGCATTCAGCCAATGCTTCGCGAAAAGACGGTGGGGAGTACGTCGCCTCATCCGATTTCAGCAGGGGTGAGAAGAATAATGACTGCGAGAGCCTTTGGGCTGTTTCACGAACTCAAGAGCAAGCGTGTGGTGTCACTTTACGGTCACCCCAGAGACAGTGAGATCTTGAACATACTTCAATCAGGTGTGGCGCAAGAGGAGCAATTAGAACTCATTGTAGATCGGCCTTTGATGGTCCCTCAAGATATTGTCAGATTCGGCGTCGGTGCAGACGGCTGGCCTGACAACTCGGATTTCTTGATGGTCGATATCTACATGACGGAACATGGTCCTTTTAGCCCTGCTGCTATTCGCAAGTTTTTGCGAGCGGGACGCACTTTGATTTGGTTAGGACATAGATTTCGCGGGCAAGTGGGCCATGTCTTTGAGGAGGGCGTTTGGGCGCGCATTGACGGGAAAATTCATTGTTTTCCGGATGCTAACGCCCAGATGTATACCCCGCACAGTCCTTGCGATTGGATTTGGGCAGACGGCTCAGATGGAGACCTTTGTTGGGCGTGGAAGGAGTTTACTGGAGACTACGGAATGGTTGTCTTCCAGCGTCGAGCTCTGCCCCGTCAAAGATCTGCGGCCCCCGAACCGCTTTTTAAAGAAATACAGACCGAGATTTTGGTCCGTCCGGATGGCATTCTTCAAGAACTTGCCTTCCAGCTGTTCTGTGAACTCCCCATTCTACTGAGATGGTGGCCGCGGACATCTCTCGTGTTAAATCACGAGTTGATGCTAATGGTCACTGATGTCTCAGCGGGACGGATGGTTGGCGGTCCCTTGTACCGTCAACTTTTGAGAGCGTCGCAGGAACAGGTTTCTAAAAGGCCTGTTTGGAATCGTCTGAGACAACAATTTCCCGATCAATTCGGGTTGGTCTTGGAAGAAACCGTTCTCGCAGTTTTACTCAAAAACTTGCCTCAGAGAGCTTGGATGATGCGCTCTGTCGGGATAACTGAAGGAAGAAACTTAGAAGCTTACAATCGAGATTTAGATAATTTCGGGAAATCAAGAAGCGTCACAGGGTGGTTGATAAACAAGATTGGATCCGTCTTTTTCCATTTATTTTGTGGATTACTTGTTTATTACCTGCTTAAGCGGTTTTTGACTCCGAGAGTGCCAGCATGGTTAGTGCGGTGGAATATACCGAAGAACTGTTTGCTGGAGTCTCATCCGGTTGTATCTATTGTGGCAGAGGAGGCGATCAGAGAGAGATATGGTTCGGTCGGGAGCGTCTGTCTCGCCGCTGTGGACATGATTAAAACTTGTGTTCTTGGCGGCGTGGCGGGTGCCCGGGCTGAAAAACCTTTTGGTCAGGTCTTGTCAGAGACCTTGATCCCAGCTGTGTCTCATCTGTTCTTCGCCTCTTGCCTTGATAAGATTTCAGATATGCGTCTAAGGATCGCTCTTCATTGTCTTTACAACACTCTCCCGGGGGGCTTCCCTCTTGTTCTGATCTCATCCATGACCCTGATTCAAGAGGGGTTAAAGAGGTGGGGTCCTTTGGCTCAAAACCCAGTTAAAAGAGAAGGTGAGGTCATTAATGTTTATATTCCCACTTTCTCACAAGAAGAAGCTAACCGTATGGAGGAGTCCTTGAGTTCCGACCAGAATTGGCAACAGTTCCGGGATGGGGTTTATGGGCCCTCCACCGTTCCCACAAAAGCCGATGTGGATGTGGGAATGGGTCGGGGCAGTATTACAGTTGAGACCTGGGAAGTTCCTAGATCTGATGCTACGGTCGGAAATCCGGCAGTGGATTCTAATTTGGGGGTTGATGGTGTTTGGAACGTTGTGGAGGATGAGGTGATCCCGAACTCCGTTTTTTATGCTGTTATGCCCACCAATTACCCGCTGTTTGCGCCGCGCCGCTCAGATCATAATCTTTACTCTGTTGTACAGAGTCGGATTCTCGTGCCCCCTCCCGGGAATCCCGAAGATTCAAACGAAAATTGGGAGATAACTGTTCCTCCTGGTTTGATACCTCAACAACCCACCATTATTCGTGATGATTGGGTTCAACCATGGCTTGACCATTTCCAAGATGCAAAGCATAAGAACCGATATAAGTCGTGTCGGGAAAAGGAAGCTACGGTGAATCTAGAACAGTTGGTCGATAAAGGAGTGGATATCATGATTAAAACTGATGAAGTTGTGAGTAAATTTGATCCGGATTTGGAACGCTTTGTCTGCAAACCACGAGCTATCGCTGTGGTTAGTCCTGATATCCAATACTTTATAGGTCCTGTAACCTATGCGGCATCAAAAATGTTGTTTGGGTTATGGAATGGTGATTTTGTGTATCACGCTCGGTCTCATGACTTAATTCCTATTTATTGTTGTGGGCGCGATGACTTGTTTCTTTCAGAAATAATGTTGAAAGCACTTGCGTGTATCCGTTACCACCGACCAACGTTTTTCGTTCTCGTAGCGGGCGATGATTCCCTCGTCGTTCATCCTCACCACACGCCTGACGGCACTGTGTCCTTCCGATTTCTCGAGGGGGATGCTAGTATGTTTGATCAATCTCAGGGAATTGGAGCTTTAGCTAATGAGTATCGCCATTTAGCCCAGCTGGGCGTGGCGTCAGAGTATACCAAAATGCTCCATAAGATTTCACGAAGTAATTATCTAGTAGACTCACGTAAACATGGGAACAAACTGCGAATTAATCGTTCAAAGAGGCCCATGCGTGACACTGGAGGCCCGGACACGAGTCTGGGGAATTCTATTAACATGTTATGTGCTTGGGCTTCGGTCTTAGCACAAAATCGCCTTGCGAACGTTGATGAATTTTCCACCTTGTTTCTGGCACTTGGCTTGAAGATGAAGTTGAAGGAATATAGTTCACCTACTCACCCTACGTTTCTGAAGGGCAAATGGTGGGCTGTTCATCATCCTGACTTCTCTTACGCCTGGGGTCCTCTACCGTCTCGTGTCTTGAAAATAGGTAAAAGCTTCTCAAATCCTATGGACACTTACAAGATGGCCTTTGAGCCAGCTTGTGAGAAGTTCATGGCAGATCAAGCGTCTAATCTCGCTCAGTTTCTGCCTGTTCCTTTGGTCTCCTCTTTCGTCGCTGCCCATCCCGGTGGAAAGGCGGAACTCATTGAGCCTTGGAGAATTCAAGGTTCTGGACATTTTTCCCGGACGCGCGTCTGCCCTGATTATTTTGGGGATTTGTGGCATCGCTATGGAATATGGCCAGAAGAAATTGTGGAGATGGAGGTCTTGTTGAGTAGTAAAGCACCAGTGTTCATTTGTCACCCAGCGTTCGTTAAATTGGGTCTTGTGGACTACAGCTAATTTGCTGTAGCCAGGCTCGGTAAGTAGTGGAGGTATCCGAGAGGGTTGCTTCCCTCGCCAGCGAAGGAGGGGCCTCGCAAATAATTTTCAAAGTCTATGGGTAAAGAGAAACTTCAGAGATTATTGAAAGAAGGGAAAATCTCCCAAAGCGAATTTAATTCTCGACTGTCCCAATCCAAATCGGATAAGGGTTTAGTTGCGGGAAGGGGCAAGAAAGAGCGCAAGGCCATCTTGACCGTTAGGAAAGCCATCGTTCCGATGGATGAACAAGATCGTATGATGAAGGGCCTGATGTCTTTGGACGGGAATCAGGCTTTGGTGTTTGCGGCGACATTGATGTTTCCAAAGCTCAATATGTCGCGTGTCACAGATTCTTACGCCAGGCCTACAGCCTTGGTAAAGTCGATAACGACTTTTGACGTAGAGTGCACCATAAGCTCACCCGCTCAGTCGGATGACGGGCGTTTCGCCTTTCTCATACAGCCGTTTCTTGGAAACGTGGATCAATTACTTCATTACAAAATTCTGGGTGTCGACTCTACTGCTGGGTGGCCCTCGAATATGACTTTAACTGGTTCATATCTTCAGGATATCGGAGGGCGGGATCTGAGAGTTGATCAATTCTTTTCAATATTGACTCAACCGGATCTCGGTCTCTTGTACTTGGACAATGGTGGTGGTGTGGTTGCTGGAAATGTTTCACCTTTCGGCACCGCTCCCGTCATTGATCCGTTCCCGACGTCATATAATTTGGACATGAGCTATAATAACGCCGTTTCCCCAGCAACCTTTTCTCTTCCGGTTGGGCAGTACACGATTACGATCTATTACACAGGCGCGACAGGTCCCCTTACTTGGGGGAGCTCTACGGCAAACGTTCAGGAGCTGCAGAATAATTTTTCTGCGGCTGGTACCGGCACCGGTAATGCCAGTCTAATTGTAACTTTTTACAATTCGACAGACACCTTTGCACCCGCATTGGTGGGCGTTGGTGGTGGTACAGTGGCCAACTTGTTGGCTGTCCCGACGCGTACGGCGTTAGCTCCTCCACCAGTTAATGGTGGACCCGTGAAAACGATCCGAACTGTAGCCATGAGTGCGTTGGCGACCTACATAGGACCCTTGTTAACAAATGGGGGTAATGTGGCGGCCGCTTACGTTACTGGTGATACTGTCAGTTCGAATTGGGTTGCACTGACTGATACGGTCGACGTTGGATTATTTCAGAATTGGGAAAATTTATCCAATCTTCCAGGTTCATATAACGGGCCTTTAAAAGATGGAGCTTACGTCTGGTGGTCTGCAAATTCCAACGTGGACTACGAGCTACAAACTGTAAGCAAGAGTTTGGATGCCCAGCCTCCAGTGCTGGTAGTGTCCGGACAGTGGAATCCTGGTACCCCGGGACCTGCACGTCAAGCCGTTATGCGGTTGGAAGTCGTCACGGTTTATGAGTTTACAACAAACTCGTTGCTGTTCGAATCCAAATCCGAAATCGGTTCGACTGCGCAGGTAGAGCGCGTCATGAACGCTCTAGGCCAACAACCTCATGCCATGCCAAATGCTGCTCATGCTGGCTGGATACGTAATTTGACCTCCAAGATGTCTAAGTTTTGGGGCGCGAATAAAGGTTGGATGGTCCCTACGGCTATCGGTCTGATGAAAACTCTTGTGTGAAGTGAACCATCTGGCCCCCCCTTCGGAGAGGTGGTGGGGGGGGAAGCGAGCCCGGCATCATTTTGCCCGGAAGACGATTTGTTTCGAATCTTGCAGGGACAAATCTTAAGGTACATGTGAGTGTACCAAGCGATCCAAGTCAAGTGGCGCTTCGGCAAGTTTGTAATCCTGCGATTACAAATGTTGTCGTGGCGCTTTGGGGCTTTGGAGTCGTCTAACCATAAGCGGCGCCGAATTTCTTTCTCTTAAGTGATTGAGTTTATCCGGCGTTTACACTTTAAGTGTTAGCTTACTGAAACAGCTAACTATTCTTGAACGAATATCTGATTTTTGAGTGCACTAGCCGACCTGCAGTTAATGTCCCTTGTTGCCCCTGTTATCGAACTGAGGGGAACTTGTGGGAGCGCGTGACTGTATCCGTGTAATTTTGTCTCATTATAACAGGCCGTTCTTGAGTAGGGGAATCTCCAGGTGGGTGGGTCTTTGAGGGGTCGTGAGTACCGTCCGAAAGACCCGTAACTGGCTCACGGACAAGGAGTTCTCACGACCTGGATTGGGGCCATTCCGAACCGGGGCTTCCTGCTGTTTCTCTCTGCTACACTTTCTTTGTAATGGAATGACGATTTCCTGAGTATGAGACTTCGATTCCTTGGTTCTCTCCGTCGACTTTAAGGTGCGTCGCTGAGGATTTTCCTGATCGCCTTTCGTGCTGAGTGATGTGGTCCCACGCAGTGAATTGGGACAAGCCTTGCGGGGCGGGTCTTCTAGCTTATCCTATAAATTCAAGCTAGGTCTTTCTCCGGGTTTCATTTATCCCCCGGGGGCGGTTTTCCATTGGGCCGTAACAAACTGGTGGGGGTTCGGGGCGG